CCTACTCCATGTATACCGGGGATGTTGTCTACCCTATCGCCCATCAAGGCTTGACGATACAGCCACTCTGTAGCAGAGCGTTCATCAACTTCCTTCATGATCTTCTTGGTGTAGTCATATATCTTTGTGGGTATCTGCAAGAAGTCTTTGTCGAGAGAACAGATAATAGATTTATGTTCTAACTCAGTAGACTTGATAGCTATGCAGTCATCGGCTTCCATGTTAACAGAGAGGTCCGCTTTCCATGCATCTAGCATGTACTCACGGAGTGCGTTCTTGTGTACAGGTTTACGTGCGGGACGGCTACCTTTGTAGGGCTGAGAAACAGCAACCTCATTTCTGAAGTTACTGCTTCCGGTAAGGTATAGCATGTGATTATCGTAATGCTCAGACAGATCAGAGATCAGCTCAGAGATATAGTTAGCCATAGTCTGGATTGCTATTCTCTCTGGCTCCTCGTCACAGGCAAAGCCAACACGATAGACAAGCATGTCACCGTCGATGAGTATCACACGGCTTCCTCAAGATCGAAGTCAGGCATGTACTCTACGACGTTAGAGATAACCATACGTCGAAGTGAAGGCGACCGCCCTTTCTTCTTCATGTATTCCCACTCATAGTAGGTCACAAGGCACGTAGCTTCTGACCCGTTAGCAACAACAACACCCATCTCAGGATCATCGTCTTCACTAGTAGGAGTACGACCTTTGATTAACAACTCGCTACCGTCTGGCTTGAACGCACGGTACTTGTTGTTTGACTTACAAGTGATGTAGTAACCACGGTCATCACCTTTGTTGTTTACATTCAGGCCCATATCTTCAAGAGCCGCGATTGCTGTGTCCGACAACTGAGCCAGATCTACTGTGTACTTATCAGCCAGCTCGTTCTTGTGGGTAAGGCTAGGCCAAAACAACTGACACTTAAGGTTAATGTTTGCTTCGCTCATAGGATCTCCTATTAATTAATCCAGATTAATTTTACAAGTAATATTATACCACACTTTTGCAGATTGTGTTAATGCGTTTCGGCCCAATTACTACCAATACGATACTCACCATCTAGTGGGCAGTTAAGGTTAAAGGTTTCGCCAGCCTGAATGATAGCCTGTACAGCGGCTTTGCCTACGTACTCAGCATCTTCAGGACGACACTCTATTTGCCACTCATCGTGGACTTGCGCTACTAGCTTGAAGTCTACATGCTCAAGTAATTCATACAGGTGTATCACTGCCTGTTTCATTACAATAGCACCAGCTCCTTGCAGTAATGTATTCAACGCGGCATGGGCAGAACGGACACGTAGTCGTCTACCGTCTAGGCCATCAAGGAACCCAGAGTCTGCTTGCGTTGTTACGTCCTTCCTGAGTCGTGCAAGAGAAGGAACGTTACTTAAGAATCTTTCTTTTAGTTTGGCACCAAGCTGTGCATTACCCCCTACGACAGATCCTATCTTTGCATTACCTGCACCGTATAGGAATGCGTAGATGAATGTCTTAGCTTGCGCCCTAGTCTTTAGTCCAGCCGCTTTTTGATTAGCTGTGTGTATATCTCCTTCTAGGATTTCTTTCGTGTAACCCTCGCTATCCATGTAGTGAGCCAGCATCCTAAGTTCCAGACCAGATGCGTCAGCCCCAACGAGAACACGGTCAGGAGGAACAATAAAAAGCTTGCGGCAATCGACGCCATACTCCGCATAAACAGCAGGAACTTGAGCAAGATTAGGACTAGAATGCGCCATGCGTCCTGTAACAGCCCCGATGTGTTTGACTCTTCCATATATCCTTCCTTTGTTTTCTGCCTTGATCCACGACAATACTTGAGAGTGTCTCTTCTGTAAGAGTAGATACTCCAGTACCGTCTTTGATTCAGGTACGTGTAGGTTCTTCTTAAGAGTAGATTCATCCACCTTTGGTTTCCCTGATGGTGTCTTCTCCTTCCATACTGCACCCTTATTCTCTAACCTCTCAGCTATCTGTTGCCTAGATCCTACGTTGAAGTGAGTGTACCTCACAGGCAATGGCTTACCTGATGTCTTGTGATACCTCTGCTCTTCAGCTATAGGTGGGAAGATATTTTGAAGGGCGGCTTCAATGCCTATCATCTTAGTCTCTAGCTGTCGTTCTAATTGCTTTGCATCAGAAGCATTGAACCCAAAGCCATTGTCTTCTTGATCCTTGCATATATGTGCGACAGCGTGTTCAAGGTAGACGCTTGTGTCAGAGAAGTCGAACATCTGTAACTGAAGACACAGCATCTCATACAGCTTCTCAGTCACTGACACGTCACGCATACAGTACTTGATCATCTCTTCAGACAACTGAGTCCAGTCATCGTGGTCACCCTTGGGTAGGCGTAGCTTCTCTCCCCACGTAGCGAGACTGTGTCCTCCCTGTACATCAGGATGAAACAACCTAGACATAACCAACGTATCAACAACACGCTCAGGATGTATCTCAATGTCCCATAGATTTTTCAGTACAGGTCCATCAAAGCCTATGTAGTTGTGACCACATACGTGACCACCCCTAGCTAGTTCCTCGAACAGTGACTCCCTACAGGTATGGAGACAGTGATCCTCGTTTGGCCTCTTTGTCACAACACAGTGTATTACCGATGGCTGGAGACCATCCGTTTCTATATCCAAGAACACTATATTCGTAGTAGGCAATGTCCAAGTCTTCTTGCTCTGTAGTTTCTCTACCATTGGTCTTCATCTCCTTGTTCTGTTCCTGTGTAACTATCCAGTTCCCCATCTTCGACATCATAAGACTCCTCTATGTCTGATAAATGTGCATACTCTACGTTACCTGTGATGGTAACCTCATCTTCAATTAAGAATTTACTACAAGTACCGCATAAGTCAACAAACTCTTTTGAGTCAGTGAACTTACGTGTCATCTCGTACTCGTTAAGTAGCTTGTTGCATGCAATACATCTCACTCCATCATCTCCGTTAGTCTGCCTGTGTCTTTATTATATAGCAACGAACACGCTGGTCCAGTCATACCACTAAACCTGTTCTTCAGTACCCTAATGCTCGTTGTGTTGCGCACCATCTTATCTTCTGCTTGTGCATTACGCTCTAGTCCAAGAACAATATCAGACAACTGGGCAATTGATGCACTGCCGCGAAGTTGACCCAGACTAGTAACTGCTCCGTCCTCATGTCCTTTTCCTTCTGGTCTGCGTAGGTGACTAACAACAAACATACATATCTCCATCTCCTGACAGAACATACGTAGCTTAGTCATGATCTCATCAATAGCACGTCGCTCATCACCGTTGTCTTGATCTGATACTAGTATTGATATGTGATCTAGTACAATGTACTTCACACCCAGCACCTTGATCTGGTATCTGAAACGTGCCAATACATTCTCTATCTTGTTAGAACCAAACGTATCCCACAACACAACACGATCATCAAGGTTAAGGCTGTCGAACACCTGATCCACCTCTGATGGTGAGTAGTCACAGCCCGGTAGATGGATAGGCTTGTTGATCTGTAGTCCTACTAGGCCACGCGCTGTCCTGTCTGGTGTCTCTTCAAGGAACGCTAGTCCTACCCTGTCATTGGTCTGTCCTAGTATTGAGAACACTAGCTCTCGCATGAACGTAGACTTGCCTAGACCAGAGCCAGCACAGATAGTGACTAGTTCAGTAGGTCTAACACCAAACGTCATGTCATCTAGTCCCTTGTATGGATAGCGTACCTCTGCTTCCTCCAACGGCTTCTTCAGTGTCTCACGCAGTGAACCCAGCATCACCATACCATCAGGTGTATACGTCTTAGCCGCCCACCATCGCTTAACAAACTCATCCTTGTCACTGTTAACTAGGTAGTCACATGCATCCTTATGCTCACCATGATGATAGATCCTAGCCTTACCACCAAAGATGTCAGCACACTCTAATGCAGCAGACCGTCCATGATCGTCGTTGTCAAAGCAAAAGATAATATGATCGTACTGGTCGAGAAAGTCGTAAGCCCTGCGACAATCAGCAGCAGCCCCTTGAGCGCCATTGCGAATAGAAACAACAGGGTATTTACCACCAAACATTTGATATGCTGCGAGTGCATCGAACTCTCCCTCCACTACGGTTATGTATTGACCACCAGTAGGAAAGATGTGTTGACCATACAACCCTGCCTTCTTCCAATCACCTGCTATCTTGAACTGCTTGTCAGGATACCTAGTCTTCACTGCCACTAGCTCACCTTGTGGGTTGTGATACCCGAACAGTACGTTGCCTGCCTTCTGCTGTGCGGAGTATGCCGCCATTGTGGTAGCGGTTAAACCCCTGTCGAGATAGCCCTTGTATGGCTCTGTGAAGGACGCTTTGTCGAACCCTTGTCCTACTACCACCTTCTCCTTTATGTGGCTCACAGTGGCTCCTGTGGACTCTGAGGGGGTAAACTTAGCACAAGAGAAACAGTAGCTAGAACCATCCTCATTCATAGACAGTGCATCACTAGATCCACAGTCATCACATTGCTGATGTAGTTTAACGAATGCCATTAGTGCAACTCCCCTCTCATAGAACTATACTTATTGATTATCTCATCAGAAGATAACTGAGTGTACTCCATCTTAAGTAGACTAGCTACGTAAGACAACGCCTCAAACATAGTCAATGATACCATGTCTCGTTCAACTAACTCTTCAATCATCTGACTTAGCTCATGCTCCTGTTCCATACGTAACCCTCTATGTAGTAAGTAATATGTATTACTAATAGTAGTAGTAATAATTAGTAGTACTTAGTATCTATATAGTTTATTGTACCACACATTTCAAAACCTGCTACCATTATATCTGTTAATAATACGACTATCTTCCCCATAATACTCCTCAACAGGTGCCTCAAGCAGCGTTAGAAACTTGTCTAGTTTACCTGATTGTCTTAGCTTCCACAGTGCCTTGTGTTCTATCTGTGCCACCAGTTGACGTGACACCCCCAACTCCTTAGCTACCTCTAGCTGTGTCATACCTGCACTCATGTTAAAACCTCAATACAAAATCAGATGGCTGTTTCTTTAGCTTGTCACCTACCCCTCTATAAAGAGGAACAAGCATTGACTCCTTCATATCCTTCTTGCTCTTGAACACACGGTATAACTGACCATCCTCTGCTTTGAAATCCTTGATCCGCTTAACAACACGGTAAATAACTAGGTCACCTAACATTAGGTTGTCACTCTGTGGTGCTATGTAATAACTCATATCTCAACTCCTCCAAAGTCTCGGTTCAATAACCCATAGATAAACTCACACGTTGGTGTGACAGAGTAGTCACTGATGACCACCATTGGTTCCTGCTCTGACCCGTTGTTGTATATCAACCAGAACCAACCCATGTCCTTACCACTATCCCTGTCATAGATTTCTATGTGGTCATCTTCTGCATGTGACATAGCATTGAGTATGTCATCACCGTTGGTTGACTTCTTGATACTGTAGTCTTCGCCATCCCACACTGACACACTGTATTGCCCTGAGTTATGTACAAGGTAGCGCACCATAGCCTGAAGTAATGGACGTTCACACGGTGCCGCATGTTTAGGCAACTCGGTATTGTATGTAACTGTACTCATGACAACTCCTCCATGCCTAGTATCTCTTTGGCTTCCGCACACCTAACGAGTTGGTCTATGTGGACTAGTGCTACGTTGTAACCACCCGCCATACCATCCATGAAGTGGGCAACTGGGTCTGATTTACCCCACATCTTCTTGTATCTACGGCTATCTCTAAGACTCTCAGCACGATTGTCTCGCATACGCTGACGCCACTGACGTAACTCTTCTGCACTGGTTGGATCATACATGATGATTCTCCTCTGCTTCCTTGATTACAGTCTGGTTGAGTGACAACAGATCGTCAACCCTTCGCGTAAGGTCTTGGATCTGTCTGTCCTTGGCCTGTTCACTTCGCTTACTAAAGCTAAGAGTGTACTCATGTAGCCGCTCAACTAAGGTCAACGCTGAACTAACATCAAGAAACTGACTGAGCTTTTCCATAAGCAGATAACTGTCCATGTCCTGAAGCAGACAGCGCAGCACATCAACATCAGTGTAACCCCAACACTCCTCTAAAAATTGCAACGCATCATCAATGTCATCAGGCTGTAACGCATCGATAACCTCATCACGGTAGTACTCTAATTCTACGGTTGCTTCTACTGTAATATCACCTAACATTTCTATCTCCTTTGTAAACCTGAGTTTACTTTACATGCTCGACGATGACGGATGTCGTGTCGAATTTATAGCACAGTTGACAGTCGATACACTTCTGCCCTGTACAGTTAGCATCACCACGATACTGCTTGGTGACGTTGTTGAACACGCGATGGAAACCACGAGGTGGCTTACGCAACACGCTATCAATCTTTGGATTACTATAAACAAGAATCATATTACTTGGTACATGATCCCTGTTCGGACGCACGATGTCAACTCTCTTAGTCCACAGTGCAAACGTGCAGTGACTGTTGCTCTCTGCTATGTCACACAGATTAAGAAAGTGAGTGTCGTTAATCAACTCACCATGCCCATGAAACCGCACGAATGCAGCATTGATCTTTGGAATGTCAACCTCTCTATCACTAGAAAGTATGTCACTATTCCGCTGGAATGATGGTTGACAATTCTTACGATAGGTACTCAGCATCCGCTGGCTGTAACACATCGTGCAAATGTTGTCCGCTCCACCACTCTTGTACTGCTTGACACAGTACTCATTGGTCGCTGTGTTGGTATTGATAGCAGGAATACCCGCTAACTTACCACTCATCTTAGATACACTAGGCTTATGCATACCACACCTCCTTAGTCATACATCCAATGAGGATCAGGCTCCTCCCCATCATGGTTAGTAGACCACTCGTTTAGATAGTAGTCGTTGTCGCGCAACATCTCAACCCATACACTCCTATACTCAGTGTATTCTTGACGTGCTTTCGCCGCCTCCCCGTAGGCTTCACCTTCTGTCTCCCACTTATTAGAACTAACACGAGTCTCCTCGTTGCACTCATCACGAGCCATCACTATCCAACTCATCACTTTACCCCCGCTATTTTACCATCACGCATGGTGACAACGGCAAAGAACTCACGACCACGCCCAGTAATGTGGGGTCTGTTCGCACCTGTTAACTGCCCATCCCTCACGTACTCATCACCAAACATACTGGTTTCAATGTACTGCAACGGCTGACCTACATTTTCTTTCAACACTTTCTTACTTGGATAATTAAATACAATCATTACACTTACTCCTAATAGTTTCTTCCAAAGTTAACTTCAATACTACACCTCTTGTATTTCGTAGTGCGTCCATACGTCATCAATCTGAGCGGCTCCGTACTCCTTCGCTTCGGTTATCGTCTGGAAAATGGTTGCACAGTAGTAGCTTCCGCACTTGTCGATTAGATATACTAAAAACATAACTATCTCCTAGTAGTTTCTTCCAAAGTTAACTTCAACATACACATCATTGTCTCTCTCAGTGACCGACAACATAGACAAGAACACACATCCACAACAATCATATGAATGACCGCAACCATCATAACCGTAGGCATCACGCACCA